CATTGCCCGACCGTAAAGCTGATCGGCTCCGCGGTGTTGAAGAATTACAGACTTTCTTTTCGCGGCAGCAAAGCCGGCGCATTGGCGACGATCGAAAAAGCGAAGGGCGGTAGCGTTCCCGCGCTGCTGTGGGAGATTTCACCGCAGGATGAAGCTGCGCTCGACCGCTGGATCGGTGTGCCGGAGCTGTATCGGAAAACGGCGATCAAAGTGCGCCGCGACGGTACTTTGGCAGATGCGCTCATCTACATCCTGAACAGCGGCAAACCACAGAACAAGCCGAGCGCTTTCTACTACAGCACACTTCTGGAAGGGTACACAGCGGCGGGGTTTGACACGGAGATTCTGAAAGCGGCGGTGCAGAAAGGCGATCCGGACGCATCGGGCGGATAAATCGCCGCAACGCCGCGTCGCGCAACGTCGCCGCCACTGAGCGGTTCAGAATGCGGATGGGGCGGTTGCCCCAACGGCGCACGATAACCAAACCAAACCGGACACGGAGGCTCACGTGGGCCTCCGTTTTGATTTCATGAGGAGGGGGCGTGATGTTACGGAAATTGAAGAAGTATACGCCGACTCCGTTCAAAGCAAAGGATTCGGTGTACGACAAACAGGCCGCTGATCATGCTGTGGCTTTTATCGAATGTCTTTCTCACACCAAGGGCACATGGGCCGGTAAGCCGTTTCTGTTGATCGACTGGCAGGAACAGATCATCCGTGATGTGTTTGGGACACTGAAACCGAGCGGATACCGCCAGTTTAATACAGCATATATTGAAATACCAAAAAAGAACGGAAAAAGCGAACTTGCTGCAGCGATCGCTCTGCTTTTAACCTGCGGCGACAACGAAGAGCGCGCCGAAGTGTACGGGTGCGCCGCCGACCGGCAGCAGGCGTCGATTGTGTTCGAGGTCGCTAAGGACATGGTGACCATGTGCCCGGCGCTAGCGAAGCGCGTGAAGATCCTTGCTTCGCAGAAACGGATCGTTTACCTGCCGACCGGGAGTTACTATCAGGTGCTCAGTGCAGACGTCGCCAATAAGCATGGCTTCAATACGCACGGCGTCATCTTCGATGAGCTACACACCCAACCGAATCGCCGCCTCTTTGACGTTATGACCAAGGGCAGTGGCGACGCACGGATGCAGCCGCTGTACTTCCTGATCACCACCGCCGGCGACAACACCAATTCCATCTGCTGGGAAGTGCATTCAAAAGCCAAGGACATTCTCGACGGCAGAAAAACCGATCCGACATTTTATCCGGTGATCTACGGCACCGAAGAGAACGACTCCTGGACCGATCCGAAGGTGTGGAAGAAAGCGAATCCGTCGCTCGGGATCACGGTGGGTATTGATAAGGTCAAAGCCGCATGTGAAAGTGCGCAGCAGAACCCTGCCGAGGAGAACGCATTTCGACAGCTTCGGTTGAACCAGTGGGTCAAACAGGCGATCCGATGGATGTCGATGGACGTTTGGGACAAATGCGCGTTTCCGGTTGACCCCGAAACGCTCAAAGGGCGGGTTTGCTACGGCGGCCTCGACCTTTCGTCCAGTACGGATATCACGGCTTTCGTCCTAGTGTTCCCACCTTTGGACGAAACGGATAAATATGTGATCCTGCCGTTCTTCTGGATCCCTGAGGATAACATCGCTCTGCGCGTACGGCGAGATCATGTGAACTATGACCTTTGGGAGAAGCAGGGATTTTTACTGACGACCGAAGGCAACGTTGTGCATTACGGGTTTATCGAGACGTTCATCGAACAGCTCGGCAAAGTGTACAACATCCGCGAGATCGCGTTTGATCGTTGGGGTGCGGTGCAGATGGTACAGAATCTTGAGGGTATGGGCTTTACAGTGGTTCCGTTCGGCCAGGGGTTCAAGGACATGTCCCCGCCGACGAAGGAACTCATGAAGCTGACGCTGGAGCAGAGGATCGCGCACGGCGGTCAGCCGGTTTTGCGCTGGATGATGGACAACATCTATATCCGCACTGACCCCGCGGGGAACATTAAACCGGACAAAGAAAAAAGCACCGAGAAAATCGACGGTGCTGTTGCAACGATCATGGCGTTGGATCGGGCGCTGCGGAATGGCGGTGGAGCAAGCACAAGCGTTTATGATGGCCGAGGTTTATTGCTGATATAGGAAAGGTGCACCCTGTGAGGGATACCCCTTTATATTATTGGGCAACTATCCTTTGTGCGAGCGAACTGGCATTTTGTATTGGGAAAAGAACACAAAAAAACCCGGAAAAAGTACGCTGGTTGCGTAATTCCGGGTTATTGATAGCGCTATATCTCAGTCTTCGTCTGCATCGGATCAGTTCAACTCAAAGTCCTTTTCCGTCAGGTTCGGGTAGATGTCCGCAAGCGGCGATAAATCCTCGACAGGGTTGTCCGCAAGCTTTAGTGATGTCAGCTTTGTCAACCCTACGAGCGGTGTTATATCAGTAACCTGGTTTCCCTCCATATATAGACGCGACAGATTCTTCATACCGGCGAGCGCGCTGATGTCAGTGATCTGGTTGCCCTTGATCCACAGGCTCTCCATCTGCGTCATTCCGGCGAGTGCGCTAATATCAGAAATACTGTTGTTTCCCCATATCCAAAGCTCCTTCATATTGGTCATGCCGGCAAGCACGCTGATATCCGAGATGTCGTCACAGCAGATATAGAGCACCTCCAGTTTGGTCAAACCCGCCAGCGGGCTGATATCCATGGATTCACCTTCAACGCCGTCGTCGGCGAGCGCCCAGTTCAGGTTCAGGGCGGTCAAATTAGGGAACTGTGTGAGATCGCTCACGTCTGCAACTCTGGGGATTGGCACGCCGCCTTCCATTTGCAAGTTCAGCTCGGTGACGGCCTCTGCCTCTGTCAGCATAATATCGCCTGTTGGCTTGTTCATCGCCGTGCGTACCAGCCCCTCAAGAACAGCATCGGTAAACACGACTACCGGTTCGCGCGTGGGTTCCAACGTAGGTTCAGGTGTCGGCGCTTCGGTGGCGGGCGCGGACGTCGCGGCATCCATCTGCTGCGTGGCGGGCGCGCCACAGGCGACCAGCGTAACGGCCATGATCGCAGCCGCCATCAAGAACAGTACTCTTTTCATGATGTGTTCCTCCTCATTCTTATTGTTTTATCTGTTAGTGGTAATCTCGCGTGTGGATGTCCGTTTTTAGATGCTCAACCTTCCAAGATGAGATCATGTTAACATGATGAAACTACCGAATGGTGTGCGTGTTGAATACTTTTACTGAAGATCTTTAATTTCACAAAAGCCCGGATGTAGGCACGATGCGTACCTACAGATAGCTTTTGTTCTTTTAAAGACGGCTGCCTTGAATATTACGTGAATTATACTTAACAATTGTCAATTTATCGCATTCGTTGCAAACTGTCAATCGCTTTTCTTTACTGTATGGAGGAATGCCATGAATCCACTTCGAGCAATATTCCATTCACGCGACAAACCGAAAGATTCTCTCAACGGCGGTCGCTATAGCTTCTTCTTCGGTGGTACGTCGAGCGGAAAACCGGTGAACGAAACGACCGCTATGCAGATGACGGCGGTGTACTCTTGCGTGAGGATCCTATCAGAAACCGTTGCAGGGCTGCCGCTGAACGTCTATCGGTACAACGATAGCGGTGGGAAAGAGAAAGCGTTTAATCATCCTCTCTACCGATTACTTCACGATGAGCCTAACCCCGAGATGACAAGCTTCGCGTTTCGGGAAACGCTCATGAGCCACCTGCTGTTGTGGGGCAACGCCTATGCACAGATCATCCGCAACGCCAGAGGCGAGGTAGTCGCGCTCTATCCGCTCATGCCGAACAAAATGACAGTCGACCGTGATCAGAACGGCCGGCTTTTTTATTTGTATCAGCGTGGGTCCGAGGATACAAAGACGCTCGGTTTGGATAACAGAGTTTACCTTGCGCCGACAGACGTGTTGCACATTCCCGGACTCGGCTTCGACGGTCTGATCGGTTACAGCCCGATCGCAATGGCGAAGAACGCCATCGGATTGGCAATTGCGACGGAAGAGTATGGTGCAAAGTTCTTTGCAAATGGAGCCGCTCCTTCCGGCGTGTTGGAACACCCCGGCACAATCAAGGATCCGATACGGGTTAAGGAAAGCTGGAACTCCGCGTATCAGGGAAGTGCAAACGCGCATAAGATTGCGGTTCTCGAAGAGGGCATGAAGTATACGGCGATCGGTATTGCGCCGGAACAGGCACAGTTTCTGGAAACGCGGAAATTCCAGATCAATGAGATCGCGCGTATATTCCGTGTGCCGCCGCACATGCTGGCGGACTTGGAGAAGTCTTCGTTCAGCAATATCGAGCAACAGTCGCTGGAGTTTGTGAAGTACACCCTCGATCCCTGGGTGGTGCGCTGGGAACAGAGCATGTGCCGTGTGCTGTTCAGCGAGAGCGAAAAGCCATCGTATTTCATCAAGTTCAACGTCGATGGCCTTTTGCGCGGCGACTACGCCTCGCGCATGACCGGATACGCCACCGCACGCCAGAACGGATGGATGAGCGCGAACGACATCCGCGAATTGGAAAACCTCGATCGTATCGCTCCGGAACTCGGTGGCGACCAGTATCTTATCAACGGAGCCATGACAAAGCTGGAGGACGCAGGGTTGTTCGGGGGAGCACAGCAGAAAAAGGAGGATTCTTCTTGAAACGACAATTTTGGAATTGGGTGCGTAATGAGGACGGCATCCGCACTTTGACCATCGACGGCGTGATCGCTGAAGAGAGTTGGTTTGACGACGACGTCACGCCGAGATTGTTTCGGGAGCAGCTGAACGCCGGCACGGGCGACATCGTGATCTATGTCAATAGCCCCGGCGGCGACTGCGTCGCAGCAAGCCAAATCTATACCATGCTCATGGAATACAAAGGCCGAGTCACCGTCAAGATCGACGGTATCGCAGCAAGCGCCGCGTCGGTCATCGCTATGGCCGGCACCGAAGTGCTCATGTCGCCGACCAGCTTGCTCATGATCCATAATCCTTTAACCGTTGCGATCGGCGACAGCGAAGAGATGCAAAAAGCGATCGCCATGCTGGGCGAGGTAAAGGAAAGTATTATTTCGGCATACGAACTGAAAACCGGCATGTCGCGGCTAAAGCTCTCCAATTTAATGAATGCCGAGACATGGATGAACGCGCAGAAAGCGATCGAACTCGGCTTTGCGGACGGTATCCTGACGCGCGAAACGGGCGTGCCAGATGGCGTCCTGATCAACAGCTACCAGTTCAGCCGCCGGGCGGTGACGAACTCGCTCTTGAGCAAGCTCACAAAAACCGAACCGAAATATCCTGCAGAGCCGCTATTGCAGCGGCTCAATCTTTTGAAGAAATAAAGGAGAGAAATATGAATCAGATTCAGGAACTCCGCGAAAAGCGCGCCAAAGCGTGGGACGCGGCGAAAGCATTTCTCGACACCAAGCGCGGCACAGACGGCCTTCTCGCCGCGGAGGACGTCGCGACTTACGAGAAGATGGAAGCCGACGTCGTCAACCTCGGCAAAGAGATCGACCGGCTGGAACGGCAGACAGCGCTGGATGCGGAGCTCAATAAACCCACCGCCGATCCGCTGACCAGCAAACCGGCGCAGGTAACCGCTGACCAGAAAACGGGTCGCGCGTCTGACGCGTACAAAAAGGCGTTCTGGAACGCGATCCGCTCCAAGAATCCGAGGCCCGAGATTCTGAACTCCCTGCTGGAAGGAACCGACAGCGAGGGCGGCTATCTCGTCCCGGACGAGTTCGAACGTACGCTGGTGCAAAAGTTGACGGCTGCGAATGTGCTGCGTCCGCTCTGCCATGTCATCCAGACCGGCTACGGCGATCGAAAGATCCCTGTAGTCGCGTCGAAGGGTACCGCCGACTGGGTCGATGAAGAGGGGACCTATCCGCTCTCGGACGATACGTTCTCGCAGGTCGTGCTCGGCGCGTATAAGCTTGCGACCATGATCAAGGTTTCCGAGGAACTGCTCTCCGATAGTGTCTTCGACATCGAAGGGTATGTTTCCGAGCAGTTCGGCAAACGCATCGGCGACAAGGAAGAGGATGCATTCCTCACCGGCAACGGCGTGAGCAAGCCCATCGGCATTCTCCACACGACCGGTGGTGCAGAAGTCGGTGTGACCACTGCGGGTGTAGCCGCAATTACGGGCGATGAGCTGATCGATCTCGTGTACTCGCTGCGCGCGCCGTATCGAAAGAGTGCGGTTTTCGTGCTCAACGACACGACCGTGAAGCTGCTGCGCAAACTCAAGGACGGAGATGGGCAGTATCTCTGGCGCCCGGGCATTACGGAAAACGCGCCGGATACGATCCTCGGACACCGGATCGTCACCAGCGAGTTCATGCCGGGAGTTAGCGCGGGGAACAAGTCCATCGCGTTCGGCGACTTCTCCTACTATTGGATTGCCGATCGTCAGGGGCGCACGTTCAAGCGTCTGAACGAGCTGTACGCCACAACCGGTCAGATCGGTTTCCTCGCATCGCAGCGGCTTGATGGCAAGCTGATTCTGCCCGAAGCGATCAAGGTCCTGCAGCAGAAGGCGTAATGGAGGAGTTTTATGGAAATCATTGAAACTCCGACGCGTGACGTGACCCGCAACTGCAAAAATTACCTAACAGACGGCGGCGATCGGCTGGTGATCGGCGGCACGCTGGAGATTCGGGAGGGGGCCTCGGTGACGGGGCTTCCCTCCGCTGCGGCGGACAATCCCGGTATCGTCCGTATCGTTACCAATCAGGCGGCGAGCGCTGCGGCCGACATTGCGGCACTGGTTACGGATTTCAACGCGCTTCTGCAAAAACTCAAGGCCGCGGGCATCATGGCGGCGGACGAGTAACGATATGAGTACGCTGCTGGAGAAGGTCAAAGCCAACCTGATCCTTGAACACGACGCGGACGACGACCTGCTGCAGCGCCTGATCGACGCCGCGCTTTCCTACGCGGAGAGCTACCAGCACCTGACCGCAGGAACTTACGAAGCAGCGGCCATGCCAGCGACAACGGAACAGGCGGTAATCATGCTCGCTTCCCACTTCTACGAAAGCCGGGATGGCAGCACGGGCGGGTTCTTTGCGGACAACGTTCAGGCCGGACAACAGGTGTGGAACACGGTGAACACACTGCTGCGCCTTGATCGGAACTGGATTTTCATATGAGTTTTGGGAAAATGAATGTACAAGTATCGATCGTCATGGAATCAGTCACAAAAGATGCAGAAGGGTTTGCGACGAAAACAAACAGCATCCTCACCTCCATCCACGCCTACCGGGAAGGACGGCACGGTTCTCAGAAATGGGTCAACCGTGCAGCCTTCTCGGAAGCGACGGATCTGTTTCGTATCCGGACGATCCCAGGGTTAACCGTGACCACAGAGCATGTCATTCTCTGCGACGGCGAACGGTACGAAATCACGTCGGTCGAAGATGTGAAAGGACGCGGAATGTATCTCGAGATTTTAGGGAAAAGGATAGATGCTGCGCATGGCTAAAGTGACAATTCGGATGCCTACGACCCTCATGGATCAATTGGCAAAGGCGTCAGAGAAAACCGATTCGGCGATACCCAAAGCGCTCGAGGCCGGCGGAAAAGTCGTGTTCGAGAAAATGAAAGCAAACCTGCGCTCGGTGATCGGGCGGGGTACAAAGGTTAAATCCCGTTCTACCGGCAAACTTTTTGCGGCGCTGGGTGTTTCTCCTATCAAGGTGAACAATGAGGGTTATTACGATGTGAAGGTAGGATTCGCGGAAGGACGCGGAGATGCGAACAACGCCATGCTCGCAAACTTGCTTGAGTACGGAAAACATGGCCAGCCGCCGAAACCGTTTTTGAAGCAGACGAAGTCCTCAAGCCAAACTCCTTGCATTGAGGCGATGCAATCCGTACTAAAGGAGGAACTGAACCTTCCATGAGTATGTTGGAAGAATTGAATACGATCGTGGAAAGCGCCGGACTTCCCGTGGAAACCGGCGTGTTCTCGAAGGCCGCGCCGGACGCATATGTCGTAATCACTCCGATCTCGGAGCATTTCGGGTTATTTTCCGACGATGGCCCGGGCATGAGCATTGAGGAAGCGCGTTTATCGCTTTTTTCGCAGAAGAACTATATACAAAAGAAAGATTTGCTCGCCCGCATGCTGCTGACGGCGGGATTTGTAGTGACCGATCGCAGGTTTATCGGCCGAGAAGATGATACAGGGTATTTTCATGTCGCGATCGATGTCGCGAAAGAAACGGAGGAAAACTGAATGGCTACAGTAGGATTGGACCGGCTATATTATTCCAAGATAACGGAAAACACCGCAGGAGATGAAGCATATGGTACCCCGCAGATGCTGGCAAAGGCGATCTCGGCGGATCTGGAGATCGAACTGAACGAAGCGACGCTGTTTGCAGATGATTCCGCAGCAGAGGTCGTGAAGGAGTTCAAAAGCGGGAAACTATCGCTTGGGATCAACGATATTGGCACTGCGGTCGCCGGCGATCTGGTCGGCGCGGTGATCGACGACAACGGTGTCGTGATCTCGCAAAGCGAGGGGATTCCGTCGCCGGTTGCGGTGGGATTCCGCGCGAAGAAAAGCAATGGAAAGTACAGATTCTTCTGGCTTTACCGCGTAGTCTTCGGTATCCCGGCAACGAACCTGGCCACGAAAGGCGACAGCATTACATTCAACACGCCGACGGTCGAAGGTACGATTTTACGGCGCAACAAGCTCGACGGACAGGGAAAACATCCATGGAAGGCCGAGGTAAACGAAGACGACGCGAGCGTACTTCCTGCGACGATCACCGGATGGTATACGGCGGTATATGAGCCGACGTTTGCCGCGCCGGTAGAGTAAAGGAGTCGGCAGATGGAGAACGAACGCGCCGCATCTATTACGATTGGCGGCAAGGGATATGAACTCGTTCTGACCACCGGGGCGACGAAGCAGATTGCCAAGCGCTACGGCGGACTTGCGAGCCTCGGCGACAAGCTCATGAAGGCGGAGAACTTCGAAAACGCGCTCGATGAGCTGATCTGGCTGATCGCTCTCTTGGCGAATCAGAGCATCCTGATCCACAATTTCCAGCATCCGGAAGACAAACGGGATCCGCTGACGGAAGAAACGATCGAGCTTCTGACCTCGCCGCATGAGCTGGCTGTGTATAAGGATGCGATTATGGAGTCGATGTTCCGGGGCACGAAACGCTTTGTGGAGAGCGAACCGGAACCGGAAAAAAACGTGTCTGCCGGGTGAGCGATGAGGAAACGTTCACCCGGTTGCTATTTTACGGGGTGACCCTGCTGGGTCGGGCGGAGTGCGAAGTTTGGCTCATGCCACTTGGCGCACTTTTAGACCAGTGGGAAGTGTATAAGCAGTTTCATGGAATTGCAAAGCCAAAGCAAGAGTGCTATATTGATCATGTTATTCCTAACGGAGTCTGATCTTTAGGAGGGCGCATCAAAAATGATCTATACACCAATGGTAAAGCGGGCAATCCTACTTGCCTCTGACGCACATAGGGGCCAGTACGATAAAGGTGGACTGCCATATATTACGCATCCATTGCATGTGGCGGACCAGATGAAAACAGAAGACGAATGCGTTGTTGCGCTGTTGCATGACGTAATGGAAGACACCGGATTGACCGAATTCAATTTGAAGGAGTGGGGTATTTCGGATCGGCAGATTGCTGCGTTGAAGCTATTGTGCCATGATGAATCGGTTCCATATCTGGAATACATACAGAGAATTCGTATCGATCCGATTGCCACTGCAGTAAAAATTGAGGATTTAAAGCACAACTCGGATTTAACCCGATTAAACAGTATAACCCAAGTCGATTTGGAACGGGTGCAAAAATACAAGGAAGCGCTTCGAATACTTCAAACGATTGAGATAGGATAACGGAAACTCCACTAGAACGACCTACGGGCCGTTCTTTTTTTGCGCATTTTTGTGAGAAAGGAGCTGAGCACATGGCTGATTCGGATTTTGGCCTGAAAATTGGTATCGAAGGCGAACGCGAGTTCAAGTCAGCGCTGCGGGATATCAACCAGCAGTTCAAAGTGCTCGGCTCCGAGATGAAGCTGGTCGAGTCCCAATTCAACAAACAGGATCGCAGCGTCTCCGCGCTCACCTCCCGCAACGAAGTGCTGACCCGCCAGATCACTGAGCAGAAGGATAAGATTGAGCTGCTACGTAAAGCGCTAGAGAATTCCGCAGAATCGTTCGGCGAGAACGACCAGCGAACAAAGCAGTGGACGGTGCAGCTGAACAACGCGCAGGCGCAGCTGAACAATATGGAGCGCGAGCTCAAGGACAACGAAAAGGCCATCGACGGCGTCGGCGATGAATTTCAGAGCGCGGAGAAGAAAGCGGACGGATTCGGGGACGAGGTCAAAGAAGCGGCGAACAAGTCTGACGACGCGAATGAGCGGTTTCGGAAACTTGGCGACACGCTGAAAACGATCGGGCGTGCGCTCGCCGTAGGAATTGTGGCGATCGGAACGGCGGCGATCGCGGCGGGAACCGCGCTGGTCGGTATGACGGTAGACGCCGCGGCATATGCGGATGACATGCTGACGCAAAGCAGCATCACCGGCATGAGCGTGGAGAAGCTGCAGGCGTATTCC